AAAAAGGTTTTTTTTTTAACCTCTTTATCTTATAATACTATATATATATACAAGAAAAAAATCTTCAGGAAAAAAATCTTCAGGAAAAAAACATACTTCAAAGGGCTTACTAGATAAAGAGGTTAAAAAAAAAACCTTTTTTTGTATAGAGGGCCGTGGGTTTGCTGGATTTTTGATGTAAAGTGTTGTTTTTTTTTGCGATTGTCATTTTTGCCAGTAAATTCAGGTACTCTGTAATTTAGCATCATGAAAATTTAATAAAAACAGATAGTTATAGATTTTGGTCTCTGTAAACCCGTTGGTATCAGGCATCGTTTTTGGCACGGTCAATTAAAAGCCATTTTTTAAAATAAGAGCCTTATCAAGTCGTTGTCATAACATACTGAAATCAGTACCTATTTTTTTCCTGTATCCTCTGAACCCCTGATAACTGGGCGTGTGTCTATAGTCTGTACAGCCCGTAGGTTCCCACACGGTACGGAGACCATCTCACCAGTCTGCATTTTCAGTAAATGGTTCCGGGGACGTCCTCTCCCGGCCAGAACTACTCGACCAGTTTGGCCGTGATATGGCAAATGGCGGTTACTTTGCCTATACCAAACCATTACATATTGATTAATTTTGGGATATGATATCATTTTCCATTTCTCCTCTCGTTGTGCCATTGTGCCATTTTTTGGGTTAGTTCCTCTACCACTTCGGCATATGCTCCGCTGGTAGTATGCCCATTCATTCTTAAAACGTCGTACCTGTCTTCCATTTCGCCATGCAGCCTCATAGCCAATTCGCCAACCTCTTTATTAAAATCAATCATTATCCTCCTCCTTTGTTTGTTTAAATCGTTTTTTTCCCCGCTTGCTTTGTTTGCTTTGACCAGTAATCATGTCTATTACTGATGACCCCACAACAAAACCACCGGAGCCGATCATACGGCCGGTAGACACCCACCTCGCAACCGTATTGGCCGATTTACTCAAAATTTTAGCAATATCAGAGTATGTATATATCTGATTAGGTTTAATCTCCATGTGTTAAATCCTCCAGCGTAAATTGAATTCCAACCAAAAATTTATTAACCTGATGCAGCCGGCCCTTGGTACACCCGCATACCATCGTAGCCATTTTGTGTTTCGCCCATTGCAAGGCCGCCTCCTCGGTGGTGTCCACTCCATGCCCGCCAAATCTACTCATAATTTTAATCATAAAAACCTCCTTTTTTGTTGTTAGATAATAGTATAAAATATAATAATGACATTGTCAAGCCTTTTTTGACATTAAATAATAATATTTCCATTTTTATTTTTTGTTGACTAATATTGACTAATATTGACTAATATTGAGTAATTACTCAAACCCATTTTTGTCTTACAATACCACGGGTTTACAAGATTTTGACAATCTTTTTGTTGAGTAGCTACTCAACGCCATTTTTGCTTACAGTACCACGGCTTCACAGCGTTTTTTTTAGTTTTGTTGTGTAAATTGCTACCCCGCTTCTCCCCCCCCCTTTCCTAAAATCCCCGGAAACCGTTGGTAACCGTGGGTGTACACCCTATACCCCCCTTTATATGGTACATACTATATGGTACATACTATATATATACTATATATATACTATATATAATATAAATAACATAATAAAATCAATAGGTTACGGCGTTGTGTAATTACACAATATTACACAATATTTTTTATAGAAACCCTGTGAACCCCTATAAACAATAAACATACAGCAATTAAAGTTACACAACGCCCTTTTAACCGTGGCTTTGCTGGGATTGAAAAAACAACAACCGTTGATAATTAGGGGTTTAAAAATTGAAATAGTGCTTTTTTGTTGTGTAAACTACTCAACGCCCCTTTAACCGTGGTATTGTTTACCTTTTTTTGTTAGATGGCGTAACTGTTTGTTTTTGTTGATAAATTTTAAACCCCTGCAACATAAGTTGATCTGGCAACCAAAGTTGCAGGGGTTGGCGTGGTGGTTTGATACCATTGAGTTTTATCACAATTTTAGAAAAATTAGCAATAAAGTCCGAATTTGTGAACAGGCTGTTATCAAAGGTTTGCACTATGTTAGGACAAAATGGGTGCAACATAAGTTGCAGGGGTTCGTGCGAAGCCTTGATAATAAGGCAACAACAAGGATTTATTTTTAAATAAAACATATGTTATAAAAAGGGCTTCATAGATGGCTGATAACCACGGGTTTGCAAGGATTACAAAATTTGTCAATGTCAAGCATTTTATTTATTATAATTTTGGTCTTATCAATATTTTTAAAATAAATATTAAATCTTGCCTTACAGTATTACAGGTTTACAAGGTTTTATCAAATTTTATCAAATATTATCAAATTATGGCATGCAGTATGCAGTAGTATAAATGCAGATAACAAATATTAAATATTAAAGGAGGAGGAAATTATGAAAATTAAAAACATCACAAAAAAAATTGAAAATGTAATTGAAAAACATAACATTAACCAAAAATTAGCCGATGAGCATGCTGAGTACTCATTTTATGGTTTGAGGTTCGAGAACAAACTGAGAAAAATTGGGGATGAATGTGATTGGTCAAAACATAATTATGACCGTCAGGATGAGAGGGAATTCCCTGTTTATGGCTCTGACGAATATGAGCGGGCAGAACAATTAGAGGGCACGAGCGCATGGTCTATCACCGATGAGGGGAGCAACGAGTGGCAAAAAAGTTACTGCCAGGACGACGCATACGCGGATGATGAGCTTTTTGTTGACGGTCATTGCTACATAATAGCAGGGGACAGGACAGCCGAACATGGGGCACCGGATGAAAATGAGGTCGTGATCGCAGATGCCATAGTTATAGCAGTATTATTTTAATATTAATTAAAGGAGGAAATTATGAAAAATCTGAGTGAAATAAATAAAATGGCATGGCAAATCAGGAAAAATGCGGCTTTACAATTTAACTGCCCGGTAATGGAAATTGTATGGGGTCCATGTTTTTGTCAGGCAAGGGCCGCGCTGAATGATGTTATACCTATTGTTGAGACTGACATCCAATTTGGGACACGGACTGTAACCCTCAGTAGTGCCGACCTGAATGAATGGAGTGGCGGCATCCATACTCGGTTGTATATGGATGTACCTGCCGAAATCAGGGGATGCCATACCATTTATATAGACAAATCCAAAACAGCGCGTATGGGGATATTAGACCTAATGGTTGAAACTATGGCAGGCAATGTGATTTGTGAATCAGCCAAACAGTTGTCAGGAGCAAAACAGGCCGCACTCAGCAATGGGATAGAAGAAATTTTTGGAGAAATTGAATAATTAATTAATTCCCGGCGGTCAATGAAGGCCGCCGGGCAAACTTTAAAAACAAAAAAAGGAGATTTATTATGAAAACATTATCACCGTTAAACCACCAGAGGCTAATGGAAACTGCGTATGAGTTATGGAGAGGCACTCCCGAGTTTGTTGATCATCCAGCCGGCCGGTTGTTAGCCGCTGATCAATTAGGTCCATTATACAGAGCCGCAGTACAATTGGGTAACCTACACCATCAGATACATAACGGTGGGTTTGACCAATGGTATCTAAACGGGTTTGCTATGGATACTGAGGATATCCGAACATACATCAACATGGGGATCAAAAAAGGCATTCCCGGATTTAACGAGCTGGACGACGTTTTTGACCAATGGAATGATATCTCCGATAATATGGATGAGGGTGTGATGGAGACCTGCCATTGCCTCGGTGATGACCCTGATTGTTATCAATGCGACGGTAGCGGCGAATATGATGATGGTTATGATGAGGAGAGGACCACAGGCATAGATAACGATTACTATGCTATATCAAACATTGAGGACGCATATCAAACATTTTTAAATACATTTAATGATTAAGCAAGCTCCCGGCGGCCTTCATTGACCGCCGGGGAAAATTTAAAAAAAAGGAGATTTATTATGAGTACATTAGTAAACAAATCAGAGTTGGCGGATGTAGATCAACAATTAGCAAATTTGTTAAACGGCGGCACCTGGCCAGTTAACCCGGTGTGGATTATTGATCAGACCGGATGGGTTGCTATTGGGTCCGGGTTGCATGATTATGATGATGATGAAATAGTTTTTGATTTTAATACTGATTGGTTTGACGGCTTTGATCAACCTGTTACTCTGGACGATGTTAAAAATTTTGGTATTGCAATGTTAAATGATTAAGCAAGCTCCCGGCGGCCTTCATTGACCGCCGGGTAACCTAAAGGAGGTTTATTATGGATTACAGGATTGAGTACTCTGATGTAGTTGGTGATGCTGTTAGCAGTTGGATTGATATACAGGCGCCTGATTTAACGGCGGTCAAAAAAAAAGTCCTTGAACAGCCTGGCTATGGTGGGTGTACTATCTGCATTTATGATGACAGCGGCAATATGCTCAGCCGGCGGCGAGGGTTTTTGACATTTAGCGGTAATTTTGATTATGCTAAATGGGATGATCAAACAAGTTCCCGCCGGGTAACCTAAAGGAGGTTTATTATGAAAATCTGGAAAGAAACTTTTAAATTTATCAGTTTGCAGGGCGAAAGATTAACTTTTAGAACGGAAACTAACAGCCTCAATGGACGGCAAATGTGGTGGTTTGAGGAGAAAAAAACTCGTATGTATTACGGAACGAGAGATCAGGTTATGGATGTCATTAGAGATATCAAAAAATCTTGTGAAGTGGTGTAATTAAAAGATCATTTTCTTGATGTCAGGGTTATGATCAAAAACAAAAAGGAGGTTTTTATGATTAAATGGACAAAATTGGAAAAAACAGTATGGAGAGTAACAAAAATAGTTGCAACCGAGGGTGCTGTGTCAATAGGATATGGACGGACGCAGGATCATTATGGTGCGGATGATCCTATTGTTATAACAGGCGGGGTTGGGGAGCGAGCTAAAGGTGGATTTTTTGTAGATGAATGGGATGACCACCAAACACCATTTGCGGGGTATGTTATGACCGGGGAGACCAAATGGCATTTGCAATCGGATTGCTATGTGGACGGGTTATGGGGATGGATGCCAAAAAAATAACTTCACGGTCACAAGTTGATAAAAATGTTTCACGTGAAACAATCCGGGTTTTATAATGATGATAGATCGCAAAAAGGCGAAAATTATCGCAACAAGCTCCCGGGTAAATGTTTCACGTGAAACAAAAAAAAGGGGGGGGGGATAAAATGAAAAAAATAAACAGGGACGGTTTATACACATATAGAGAGGTAGCGGTACTTTTTGATCGATCATTAGTAACGATCTATCGCTGGATTAAACAGGGTAAAATCATAGCCAATGGCGGTCATATTTACGGCCAGGTGCTGATTGATTTTTTGAGTAGTAGCTATAGGTGCGAACATTGTGATCATAATATCAGGGGCGAGATGATTATCCCAGACGAAGAAAAAAAACGATTGGGAATCGAATCGTGAAGTTTCTCTTACCGCTCCGGTGGCGAGAGTTTGAGGCACTTCCGTCACCAACTCTAATCATTTGCGGCCCAGCGGGTTTGTCTATGACCCGTATTAAACCCACGGGTGATATTATAGTTTTGACACCGAGAGTCGATAATCCGGCTCTGGTGGCGTATCAGATGGTAATAGATATACCGCCGCCGCTCCCGTGGCTCAAGTCCCCGGTTTGCGAAGTTCAAAAAAGGCGGATTAATTTTGGTAAAACTGTTAGTTACTATGAGGATAGACATTTAGATTTCCCAGACATTTCAACGTCCTTACAGTTGCCTAAAGATGCCCACGTTGGGATTGACGGCGTGCCTATATCTGTGTTTATCACTAAAACATTCAAAATAATCAGGAGAACAAATGAACGAAAATTTGAAAAAAACGAGTCGCGAGAAAGCGAAGGCGATCGCCCAGAAAAAAAAATCGCCGTGTGATGACTACAACCCCTCTAATCTCCCGCCTATGATTAGTGGTTATTTGCAGGATTTGCGGGATTACAATCCGGGCGGCGAACCAATTATGTTTGTCCACTCTATACTATGCGGTATATCCAGCATGATAGGCACCCGCGCGCGTGTGCGGCACTATGCCGGGTGGTTATATCCTAACATCTGGTGCCTGTCTATTAGCGGCTCAGGCACATTTAAATCCACCGTCATTGATTCTGAGACCGGTGGCGCACGGTTTGCAATCAAATACAATAATAGTATTATGCAACGGGTTTCCGAACTCCAGGCGGAGCGTGATGATGCTGTTATCAATAGCAAACAAAAAGACAAAATTGTGGCCGAGTATAAAAGTTTAATTATAGACGAGATGTCAAAACAGGTCATTTATAATTTATTCGACTCCTCGCTCCAGGGATTTCAGGATATTTTGGAATACTCTAGGGGCGGCATGGTTTGCGATGCCGAGTTCACGCAGTTTTTGTCAATGATGGCGAGAAATCACAACACTGGTTTTAAGAGCTTTTTAACGAATGCGTACGGAGTGGTTCCATATCAAATCCGCAACACACGGGGTACAGGAGTCGAGAACAGGGGTCTGATTGAAAAACCGTATGTGACTATTAATGCGGCTTCCGCCGTCCAGCCGCTAGTAAAATGTCTTGAAGACACCGATCACTCCGGCGGCTTCCTACCTCGGTTTATGATGTTTTACCCAAACCAGGATTACAAAAAACTAATTGTCAAACCGCCGCAAGCGGTCATTGATGAGGAGAATGAGTTTCAAATCCACGCCCGGCTAATGAGGATTATCCACGGCAAAACAGTAGAATATCATGTGGGCGATAACATCTATAGTGCACTACAAACATGGATTGACCATATCAAGGCCGTGGTCGAGGGGTGCAACGAGCGGCACCGAGATCAGGTGATGAAATTCTACTATCGTCTCCCGGCGAATGTTTTAAAATTGTGTATGATTTTGCAACCGTTTATGGACACAGACACAGAAACCATTAGTGAAGAAACCCTGCAGGCGGCTATTGATTTTGCAACCGTTTCTATCAACAGCACTGTGCAGCTGTATGAGACGGAACTGGGCGAGTCTGAGGAGCAAGCAAAAGCGCGAAAAGTGATAGAATACATTGCTAAAAAAGGCGGAAGTTGTTTGCGTAGGCAGTTGATTTCCTCAAGGCTTTTGGATGGTAACGCTAATTGTTATGATGAGCAAATTTCTACGCTGGAAGCCGCTGGTGAGATTTATACCGAAGGCACGAATAAGGCTGAAATGACATTATATTTAAATTAATTATGCGGCTACCACATGGGCGGTTTAGCCACCTTCACGTTTTGTTTTTTCCTATTGGGTGCGGCTGTTGCGGCTGTTGCTGACGTTGTTACGCCAGCAGTAGCCCAGTCAACAAATTGGATGCCAGCCCGCAACGCCGCCGTATAGCCGTAAACCATGCAGTCAAGGACGTGATTGTCCCGGGTAGCAATATATTTTTGCTTTGGATAACCATCTACAAAATGAGTAACTTTTTTCTCCGCAGTCAACTCAAGGTAAAATTGATCGGGGAGACCCTCATAAAAATGGTATTTTGACGGAGTGTCGGGACTCGCCAGCCGGCTGTAAATCAAATCCTTACAGGTGTCGGTTCCCACCGGCCACAGCTGAACCCCTGATTTTATTTTTTTTCCGTGCCATAAAACATCTTTAGTTGACGGGCTTCCAAGCGCCGGTCTATTTGCGTGGCTTGACCCCACCACTGCCTGTGTTGTGATACCTCTCCGCCTGCAATAATTATAAACACATTGTGTACGTTGACCCCCGGAATCAATATGACAAGACCCGATTCTAAAAACCTCTTGTTTTAGGTTTTGGATGGGTTTATTCATTATTTGGTCTAATTGATCCCAGACACCCGCAGACTCAGGGTCGCCGTGGATCACTCCATACCAAACCAGCCAGCACTCCTCGTTACGGCCAAAAAATAGAATTACTAAGGTCAGGTTGTTATTATGAGTGTCAACTCCGCAACAAAGCATCCCTGGCCCGTCTGTTGGGATTGTCCACGGTTTATATGGTTCCGCTGATTGGCGGAGTAGGGACCATTCAGGCGTGTAACCAGTCTCCTCATTCGGCAACCCGGCGATGTTGTTGTTCCAGGCCATTAATTTTAATTTATCCTTGTATGCCTGAAGGTATTGCCTAACACAATCACCCCAACTAATCCATCCAGCCGGAGCGTAAAAAGATGATATTTGAAATCCTTCCAATTCCCGTTTGTATTTATGCCGCCAAACTCCATTTTTCAAAATTTCGGTCTTATGAAATTCCTCAATGCGGCCTTTGCATTTTTCGCATTGGTACCAAACATCTATTACATCAATCGTAGAACTCTCACTCCTGACAAATTTTATTCCTCTCGGTTCATTTTTTCCACCCCAGACCAGCGGTTGCTGTGCATTACACAGAGGGCACGAGATAAAATATTTGCCCTGTGTACTATCATTATAGATTTTGTTTATGCCCACGCCTGCTATCGTTGGAGTGGAATTATAGTAGACTTTCGACTTACTTTTACCTGGCCCTGACAATCTCCCCAGCAAAATTTGCAACGGGTCGCCCTGCCCGCTCATGTTGGCACAATACCCATCAAGATCGTCCAATATCAAATAACGGATAGTACGGCTCCGACCCGCCGTTTGCGATTCAGCTCCTACATAAGTCCACGATCCGCCTGGAAATTTTTTCCACATTGTTGTATTCCCGCCAGCCCGTGCATTTTTTTTAGGGACGAGTTTGAGGAGCTCGGGCATTGCTTCCATCGCCGGTTCGACTTTGTCTTTGCTAAAACTCTGACCCAGACTGTCGGTTGGGAATGCTATCATTAATGCTCCAGGCCATAACTGAGCCACGCCAAACTGTAAAATCATTCCGATGGTGGTTGCTGAAATTTGCGTTGGTTTCTGGAAACAAACCTCTCGACACGGATGGGTTGGTGAGAGTTTGGTTAAAATTTCTTTAACAAAAGGCACCCTGTCTGACCTGTATTGTCCCGGCTCCGGGGAACCAATGGGTAATACCATGTGTTTGTCGGCATACTCTAATAGCGTCATTAACGGGTCAGGCATTAAGGCCCGTTTTACTACCTCACTAATTGGGTTTGTCATGCTCTTTTCCTCCTTTTATTTGGGTTTGTAACAAAACAACTCGCCATGAACATCATTTATATCATAATTAATTGCTACAAATTCTTGCCCACTTTTGAGAGCATCCTTGAACTCACGGAGCGGGTGAATTTTAAATCCTTCACCGGTCAACAAATTCTCGAGGGCGGAGTGCCTTGTATGCGTTATCATAACCTTGGCAAATCCATCGTCATACAGTTTTCCCATCCGTTTTTTAATTGTTTTAATAAGACCGGCCATATCATCTACATTAAAAATTTCATCCTTGTAATCTCGTGTGGCGGAATTCATGTATGGCGGGTCAATAAAATAAAACGGTCTTTCATTCCGCCTGCTGCCATCTCTGTATCGCGTCTGCATTCCCCGCACAAATTTGATTGCATCGGCGCAAGTCAATGACACATTTTTATTCACCAGCATATTTTTAATAGCCATTAATAACTGTGTTTTTGCGTGGGTATATTCATCGGCATAACCAAAAATCGTACCATAATATTTATGATAAAGCCATTTGTAAGCATCCAACAAACAAAGTTGATCTTTTTCTGCAAAATTTTTAACATCATCTCTGTATAACTCCCAGTCTGGACGGTTTTTGAAATCATTAACCGCCATGTTATAGAGTTCATCATTCGTTTCGCGTTTTAGCAAATATTTAAATAGGTAATAAATAATTTTTGATTTGTCATTTAAAAAAACATAGCTTACATTATCTAAAACTCCGTCACACACCAGACTATAGAACATCCCGCCACCGCCGACAAACGGCTCAATATATGCGTTAAATTCCGATGGCAGAAACGGTTTCAACTGTTTATATAGGCGTCCTTTATTACCATCATACCTAATGCCATTGCCATAGCTGCTGTGCCTGCTGTATTTATCCATTTTGATTTTCCTTAAATTTAGGTAGGTTTGGATGGGCGGAAGTTTCTGCAATTTTTGTCAATAAAGCGTTTAACTCCTCACCCATTATTTGACCAGCGGCGTGGTCTGTTTGAGCCGCTCTGATAACCGGCACGATCCGTTCTTTCAGGTTCAGGATTTCGTTCCTAATGGCCCGCAGGGCGAAAAATAAGCTATTATTAATGTCATCACGCTCAAAAACTTTCCCTTGTGCTATTTTTAGGGACAGAGCGTCCGCCTGCAATTTTACCAACTCTCGTTGCCGTTTGATCTCGTGGATAGTTTCGGTTTCGGCCATCGGCTTTATCTTTTTTTCCTTGGAGATAGAAGGTTTTTTTGCACTTGGAGAAGGTTTTTTGATAGCCTTCGCGGGGTGTCCATTTTTATGCCCTCGTTTTTGGTGCTCATCAACAGCCCAAATCGTATCTGCTACCTCGGCATCTATTTTTTTACCGTCCATCGCACCGTCAAACATCCCCAGCTTTATGTTACGGTAAACCGTCCCAAAATTTACGCCCCGATGCAAGGCATATTCTTTGACTGTCATCAACTCCATTTTACCCCACCCATTCCGTTGCACCGACCATGCAATTAGTAAACGGCTTCCTCAAATTACCCCTGATACCGTAGCAATAATCAATCGCTCTATTTTCTGGGACGAAAGTTTTCTGGAAAAGTTTGATCGGAATCACCTTGTTTACATATAATTTTTTAGTTTCCAAGAGCCATTTCATTTTGATACTAAAAGTGTCTGCCTGCCTGGGTTTTTGCCCTTTAGTCTCGACCAAAAACCAGCCGGAAGACGAACCTTTGGCCACCTCTGGCCACGGCGGTGTCATAACCATTCCAGTTTTCTCCTCAAATTTTTGCTGGAAATCCGTTGCGACGAAAAACGAAAAATCAGGAGTGTAGACACACCCCCTACATAAATGTTTTTGTTTTCCGCCAGCTGTTGTACGTTTACTTTTTGCCAGAGTAAACGTAACCGGCTCATATTTCCATGTTTGCACCACCCCTATTTTCAACAGTTCATCAATCCATGCGGCGAATGCGAACTCTTCTTTTGATTTTAATTCTGGGTTCCGTTCCATTTTAATCCTCTATGAGTTATAACGGCAAATCCTGATGATTTATACCTAACTACGATTTCAGTCGGTTTATATATTTCATTCTCCCTGTTAAAAAAAGCCTTGGTCGTTTCAGGGACAGGATATCTTCCGCCACGGCCAAGCCACCATTTTTTGAATACACTCTTCATCACTTTATGCTCTGGCAACAACCACTCGCTAATCGTTTGACGACCGATTTTATAGTCAACTCTGATATACGGCGGCTTTGCGTGTGATAGTTGTTTTTCATAGCTAATATTCGCCACGGTAACGGGTCTTGTCACCCCGTTAGTTGTAAAATCGGTGTCTATTATTTTTTTGCCCGCGATCCCGTGGTCTTTGGTCCCCTTCTCCTCAACCTCCGTCACCGGCGGCCTGAAAACATAATCACAAATTGCACACGGTATTTTATCATAGTTAGTACTACTATAGGTACGGCATCTCGGGCATCCATAAACAATCGTATCACAACCCGGACACGCCGTGGCTTCCGTCTCGAGTGTATATTTACAGGCTGGACACCTCAAAAAAGATTGCCCGCACTCCTGACAAAATTCGATACTAATGTTGTTTGGAGTGTCGCACCCCTCACAAATTTTTAATTTTATCGTCCGCTTTTTGTCATGAAACCCCAGAACAAAATTATCTAAATCGGTTCCGAAGGTGTCGAGAACCCCTGCTAAATCAACAAACAGTGCTTGTTTTTTTCCTTCTGCTTTGCGTAGTACACGCCCAATTATTTGCAACATTAGGCCACCAGACAATGACGGGCGAGCTCCGATAATCATATCAGTTGGTGGATAATCCCATCCTTCCGCCAATTTATTGATAATGATTATCACCCTTGCACCATCAGGGTCCCGGAAATCAAGTTCCGCTTTTTTGTTCTCTATTTGGTTTTGTTTTGAGTGGACCAAAACTGTTTTCCAGAAGGGCGAAATTGTGTCATAAATTTTTTGACAATGGGCGATTGTCGTCCCAAAGACTGCTATTTTTTTATAAATATAGTTATCATCTTGACCATATTTTTTTATACTCTCGTAAACGGAATCAACATACAGTTCCATTTTCTCACCTAATCTGCCCTGTTTATAGTCCCCGCTCGATCCGGTCACCCCTACTGTTGTCAAGTCTTTTTTTAGTTGTTTATTTCTGATAATTTTTGCCTTTAACGGCATCAAATACCCGCCGGTTAACAAGGCTTCGTAGGTGATTTTGTGATTAATTTTTTTAAATTCTTTTTTGTTTTTGCCTTCATCATCCATACCATAAATAAAGCCTTGCATCCGCCACGGGGTAGCAGTCAATCCTAACAGGCGGCAACCGGGTCTAATCGCTCTCAGTCTCGGCAATATTATTTTTTTATATTGAGGGCGTTCGATTGTATGCACCTCATCAACAACTATCAGATCGAATGCTTTTAGGCTCTGCACACGGGCGGCGACAGTCCCTACTGTGCCGATACAGATTTGTCTGTCTATAATCGTTTTGTACTGCAACCCCGCACAGGCGATTCCGATTCTGCGTTCAGGAATATCAGTAAAGGTCGTTATCGCCAGCCGGAACTGCTCAACGAGAGCCGACCTGTGCGCCATTATGATTACTCTATAATTCGTCAACCTACATAGGCGGTCAATTATCGCCGCCGTGATAATGGTTTTTCCTGCTCCCATTATTGCCGAGAGCAGGATATTTTGGTCGGTACTCATTGCCGTCCAGATAGCATCCACGGCATCTTTTTGATACGGGCGGAGGGTCATCCTTCTATAACCTCTTCCATCTCTGGAGTGATAGAGTACTCAAGGCGGCTCTCTAATATCGTTTCTGGTCTTTTGTCGCCAACATCATCAACCGTGTCAACTACGTCCACGGGTGGCTCCTGATCCGACTGCATTCCCAGCCGCAATTCGGGGGCGTGTACAGACACAAACATACTCGCTGCGTTGTATCTGAGCATCAAATCCGGGCGAGTCTCCCATTTTGTTTTCATCCAAGTTTTTTTTGTATTGGTAAAATTACCCTCCGCTTTTGCCATTTTAATGCTGGCTTCTGGCCCCTTGACCACCTTCCCGTCTGAAAGCCGCGTTGCAGAGGCGTAACAGGCGCGATCATCCCCTTCGCCTTCAAAATGGTAATCGAGAGCTGTGAACAAGTTGCTATTGTTTAGGAGCGAGATTAAGACCTGAGTTTCGATTCCGGGTTTACCATTTAGCACATACATTTTCCTCATCAGCATAAACGGGTTTAATCGCATCTGCTCGGCGAGGTCAAGGGCAATCACTATGTCTGGTATGGTTTTAAATTGATCTGGTAACAGGCTGGATGCCTGGAGCAATTTTGCAACCCGCTGAAAATAATCGAATTTAACAGGATTAAAAAAGACCGAAATATTTTGGGCAGGTTGGCTGTCAATACCATCACCGCCCGTATATTTTTGTAACTGTTTATCCATAATATATATCCTCCTGCTCTGTTTGTTGATAGACAAATCCGCCCTTCTCCTCAATCGGACCGTCCGCTTCGTCTTTGCAACCCTGTAACCCGCCGCTCAATATCATAAACATCACGACAACAGCCCATGTAATGATAGTGCCCACGATTTTTTTAATCATCTTGTTCCTCCCTTTTAGTTAAATTCCAACGATGGGTATCCAACGTCGGTACCGTTTTCATTTGTTTTTAGTTTTTCTAATGCAATATTTATTTTACGCCTGCCCGATTCGATTATTCCGTCACCAGCCGTATAAATACCAACCCCGAATGGATATGTTTTCTCCTGGGCAATCCAGACAAATTTATGTTTTACGCCTGTAACATTTTCCACGCCAGCCGTGTACCATGCGGCTTGTATATCATAGTGCCGTCTGTACAAAACAGTCCGCCTGAATTCATCAGGTGATGCATTAATCGTAGTTTTAAGGTCATAAATTTTTCTTCCGTCAGGATACCAAACATCAGGGCGACATTTTGCCGCCACCCCATGATATTTAAAAAAAAATGACAGTTCAAATTCTTTATGCGGCGGGTCTAAACCGTTTCGCATAGCATCCCATCCCCAGAGTATGTCGGCCGCTTCATTGTGTTGCGGGAGCGCCCATGCACATTGCATACCCTCTAGTGTTTGCATTGCATCCGCCGACAACGGTTGCTTACCGTTTTGTTTTAGTTGATACCAATCCCACTCGGTTTGGGTTAGGATTGTGCCTATTGGGTTCTCCGCCCTAAAGGCATCAAATTTTTTACCTCGCCGTTGTTTGATACCATCAGGCAAACACATCACGGGGCTAATCAATTTGGGGAGAGTGACCTGTTTCCCCCTCTCACAGTATTCATTTTCGAACAAATCCGGTTCTAAAAGTTTTTTGTGATAGGCAGACCCAAAAATCATGGCCGGCGTTTCCGTGGCGATTTTATTCCGCCAATGCCAAACCGATTTTGTATAAATGTCAACTATGCTACTGCTCCCCAACTCCGAAAGGGAGTGATATTTATTATTAGTTATCCTCCTGATCGTCATTTCCAAAATCTCCTTGAGTTCGTTTCTATGGTGGGGATGATAACAAAAACCATTGCCATTGTCAAATCTGGTCAGGCGGATTGAGCCGGGATTTTAGGATGGCGGATGCTGTGTTGTCGCGGTGTATGGTCGGTTATAAAGGTATTTTCATAGATTTGCTACTAAAAGTTCCATTTTGCTATTGTTTCAATTTTTTAATTTTGGCGACCTTGTTATTTATCACGTTGACTATACAGCAGTCATAATAATAAACAGTTCCAGCATCATTGCTGGCATTCGCCCATTCTGGGTGCGATACCATACGGGCTGCTCCCAGCACCCCGACCATCTGCGTAACAGACATCCCGATTTTTAGTGCATTATTTATAGTACCAATTGGGTCTTTGTCATAAGCCCGTTTTAACGGCACGCAGGCCGTCACCATCATTATTGCTATTGCCAATATTACAGTTTTCATAATTCTCCCTTTTTACTAATGTCTAAAAAAATGCTTATGTCATGGGCATCCATTTTGCCCAGCATAGCGGGGATTGTTAGGCCGTTTAAAGGGCGTCTACCCCATTGGATGATCAACAACCCTGATAATTGTTGCCGCCCACCCCAGACCGGTATAACTGTGGCAAAAAGCACGTTTTGATTTTGGAAAAACCTTCTAGTGCCTTTGTCCACCACGTCATTGATCTCCGCAGTCCACCGCCCGATATCGTAGCAACTAGTTATCAATTCATTTAAATCGGCGGAATATATCCGTTGCAAATTCTTTTTTACGCCGGCTACGTATTTGTTAGTAACCTCGTGTGTGCATGAAAAAAACTGGAACGGAAGTTCATTTCTACTCCCGTGGGTGCCGTTATGGACCCGCAATAGTTGCACTCGTTCCGCATCATGTTTGTTTAACATTTTCGATAATATATCTATAATAAATTTATTGGCCTGCATGATGTATTGAGTATCAAAGTCGCCGTTCTCACCCTGTAATACAGCATCAATAAGGGCGTTCAGATTTTCGTTCATCAACTTCATCTCGTTGTTTATGTTTTTTGATTGCGTTACAAATTGTTCCGTTATGGAAAAATTGTGTTCGATCATTTTATCCAGACGGGGAAGCCCGTATTCAAAGGCGGTGTAAACAGTTCCGCCAACGGAGAAAATGAATAGTGCCGCTAATACAGCAGACCACCCAAAATCTGAAACCACCCTCAAAAACATAGTGAGAGCGTCAAGGCTCTTTTTGACACGCCCAAGTTCCGCCTGTTCTTTTATAGCCATGCTACCAAGCCTCTTGCCATGCTGTACCGTCCCAGCAGGTGAGTTTGTTGCTGGTGCTATCAAAATAACAATATCCAGTTGCTGGGGTAGAAGGGACGGTTGACGGGACGAAGTCAAGGCGCGTGGCCCTCACAGCACCGGTCCCTACATTTATGTTATCATTCTCGTTCTCGGGTATCAATGTATTGGTTACATCATCCCGATCCCATAAATCTGTTTGGGTAGAAACTGGGATTATATCCGTCATGCTCAAACGCCCTGCAAAATAATTCCGGATAGATTGTTGCTCTGCGTTTGTTAGTTGCCGTGAGTAGATAACAAGACCGCCTATTTCGCCTGCGTACCCTGCTAATCCGTCTGCATCCCCTAAGATTAAATCGGCCGTCCCGTCCTCGATATCGGTGATGGTTACAGTACTGGTTGCCCTCAAAGCACCATTAACGTAAATTTTTATCCCCTCGCCTGTTGTCCATTTAAATTCTACCAATTGCCAATTCCCGTAATCGAGAGTTGCAAGTCCCGTTGAATAGGTACCGGTCAGGGTGTCATAAACTCTCGACCGTGATGTCCCCATATACCATTCATATTGGTTTGAGGGTGCATTGGTATATTTAGTTATAGGATAATCCCCGGACGCTTCTGGTTTTAAGACACAGCAAACATAAAGGCCACGCCCAACGGAGTTATTATGTACCTCAATATCGCCCGCCGTGATCAGCTCTGTATTGGTAAACAAGATCGAATCTTTGCCGTTAATGATACCATCCTCATTTATATCGGGTCTTGTTACACCGGAGCCAGTAAAATGGTGTGCGTTTCCAGATTTATCATTGATTTGGTCAATTAAATCACCTGTTTTTGTTACGGTGGTTCCGTCAAACGGCTCAATCCATACCTCAAGATTTGCTATGTCATCCGGTTCAATGTCAAAATTAATATTTTTCGAACTTGTTATCCGTATGTTACCGCCGAGTTTTTGAAGTTGGATAAACCCACCAGAATACACAACCCTCGCCGCAGTTGAGCCGTCAACTGTATTGCCGTTTGGCTCTATTTTTAGTAATTCCGTTCCGGTATTAAATAATAATCGTTTCTCGCCCTCTGAAAAACCTGAAATATCGGCTGGAAAAGTTACTGTTTTATCGCTCGTGTCGGTGTCCATTAACATGACATTGAATTTCCAATTTTCAGTAGCCCCGTAGTCAACAGCAATATCGATTACTTTTTGAACCACGGTACCAGACAACTGGATGTCACCCGGTTTAGGTGATGTTACAAACTCTGTAATTCCAGCTCCCAGCGTGGCGGATGAAACCAAGTCAACCTCGCCTAACCGTAACGAATCGAAACTGTAAACAGCATCTCCGGTATCAACATCTGTAAAATAATTATTTGCAAATCCGGTAGATTGAAACGAGTTAGTACCCGAGTAAATAACCCCAGAGTTACCGCCGGAATCCAGTTGATAAATATAACTATTCCCGGTTCCGCCCGTAGCCAATAACCGTGCATACGAACCCCGGATTAATGTTTCCAACCCCGGATTAGTTGACCTCAAAAAAACAATATCTCCGGCTGGCATTGTGCCGGTAAAGGTTGCGTTAATATTGCAACCGGAGCTGATACTAAAAGTTCCGCCAGTCCGTGCATCATCAAAAATGATAATATCGTCCGCCGCACCAACCGCAGATGATTTAATATTGACATTGCTATTTTCAAAATAAACCGTTGCCGTACCCGTTGTATAGAGTGCTCTGATGACACCAGGACCAGCGCGGTCAATATCGATATATAGAGTGCTCTGATGACACCAGGACCAGCGCGGTCAATATCGATATTGCTCCCGGCCCTGATATACAACGCCCCATTTGTATTTTGTATTAATGTGGTCTGGTGGTCACCTGCATTATAGGCTCCCGTTATTTTGCAATGGGTTAAAATATGCAACCCACCGGATAGAGTTATTGCACGATCAGTAGTAGATGTGGTCTCGATGGTCACCTGCATTATAGGCTCCCGTTATTTTGCAATGGGTTAAAATATGCAACCCACCGGATAGAGTTATTGCACGATCAGTAGTAGATGTGGTCTCGATCTCCATTTGTTGTACATGACTATATCCGCTCCCTAAATCCAATGTTGTTCCGCTGGCAGAGGCTATCTTGGCCCCAGACCCGCCGCTAACTCCAAGCAAGTTTACGCCTGTTTTCAAAACCACGTTCTCGATGTAGATGCCCGGATACACTAACACAACATATTTTTCTCCAGCACCAACCGTAATAGAGTTAATCGCTGTTTGGATGCTACTAAATTTAGAACCAGCTTTGGCTACGGCAACAGTGAACTTCGGTTGTGCGATGCCTGCAAGAGCATCAATCGCCGTATTTGTCTCAAATCCGGGAAGGCCAGAAACCGTATTGTCATACATAACTCCCCGCGTTATCACGGGAGCAGTGTCAACTGACACTATCGCACAATTAGTATTGCCACTATTATAGGCGGCTCCACAACCACCACCCGTCTCAGATAGGTTTATGGAGAATGGTTCGGCGATGGCTGAACACCCAGTCATTCTGTGGTGTAGGGGCCCGCTTGCGTCAGTAATCAAATTGATCGGGCCGCCTGCAAGGGCAACATCAAACAATTCCCATCTTGAAGTTCCGGCATTATTGACCACCGGAGCCGTCAAGCTCCCACCGGTGATAGTATAATCCCCGTTGTTGACTGTGGCTGATGGGATGTTCAAGGTCGAATTCTTAGCCGTTAATCCGTTTAGTGTTACAGCCGTCCCATATATTTCGCTAACTACGCAGTTTGCCATATTGGTATTAGTAAAAGTTCCGCCGTAAATGGTAGTGTTGTCTATTGCAAATGGACCACCACCGCCGCCATAAACCCCGCCATAAATAACATCATTTGTTTGGATAGAAACAATTGCATAGCTATAATCACCGCCCATAAAGGCACACGCAGAGGAAATGAGACCGCCGGTGTAGGCAACTCCTGACGTTCCCAAAATCGTACAATTATACGCCCGCAAACCATACGGAGTGACCGAAGCAAGGGCTGAAATTTTACAGTTATAAATGACCGAGGGCGGGAGACCTGGCCCAGCCATAGCATAGCCAGAGGTTAAATTGCCAGTGAGAGCTGTTGCATCTCCTACACCTACGATGTTGATATACGGGCGAACTACAATATTTTCAGCGTTTGAGCCTGTAATTTTTATAGCCCAGACATTCGCCGCACTTGGAGTTTGCGCCACCACATAAACATCCGCCGCCGCCCATGTTTGATACCTCTCACCTGCAATCTCTGGTTTGCCGCTATCAACTAATACCATGTGCGCTGGCATCTCAAAGCCACCGCCAGGAGTAACCCCTCCCGCAATCTCGTCAATCGCATCCTGCACATTGTACGCACTCAAACCGCTGGCAGTCGGATCATAAACCGTTTGTCGACCATGCACAGACCACGCATCAGCACGGTCAATCATCATTAGCAAACCCGCTAAAACAACACCGAACCCTAATAATATTTTTTGCATTTTGCCACCGCCTTTATGGTTATTGCATGGCTAACCATGCGTTAATAGTTATGGACGATCCAGCAGTTTCTAAAACCCTAATTGATATAAATTTTGCAAACTCTGGGTAGAAGGCCGCCAGCCCGCTCCCCGCTGTGGCTCCTGTAACAATGCCAATGGCCGTTGTTGGCCGATAAAAATTAATCCCATCATTTGATACCAGATAATCTATTGTAACAGTCCCGGAGCCTGCCAGCGTCCATTGTAGGGACACCTGCCCAGCGTCCTCTGACAAATTAATCGGAGTGCAAACCAATGATGATGACCCCGACACTACACTATCCTCAAAAATGCGCTTTACCACAGTCATATTTGCACTAATTGTAGCCACACTCAAAAAGCATGCTAAAAGCACAATCAAAAAGTTCTTCATAACTGCCCCCCCCTTTTTGTTAAAAATACGGGTTTCCCCTGTGGGTTTTGTAAAATATATTATACTCTGCGGAAACTGTCAACCGCCTTTTTTTATTCTCCGGCCAGGATGCAACGCCGGCACTAACAAATTCAACTTTTTTTGCCAACCCATCTATGCCCGGGAGCGCGCTCTGTACGGTGTAATCAGTAACCCCTGCAATTGCAGACGGCCCAGAGACAATACTAACATTTTCAGCGGGTGTGAATGGGACATTGCGGTCCACCAGTCGGCGACAATGGAAAATTCCCGCCGCATCCCCGTGTTCATAGTCACCCGATATTAGTTCCGCCACCCCGAGGTACGCCACAGCACCGCTGGTATCACCTACCAACTGGACATCTGTGTAGTCAGCAGGGTCAATGCTCCCGTTTGTAAATATCAATAAATATTGGCTCCCTTGCACCGCCTCCTTGATATCTGCGATCCCACGCTCGGCCAATGGTTGGTTACCAGTTGATAGAGAGTTGTCTGGGATGGTTTGCATCAACTCAATAACCACCGGTTGTTTTAACAATTCCGCTGAATATAGGGTGTCGGTTTCTTCCACCGCTGGCCATAAACAAATTGACGACTCGTGACTGGCGGGGATAGAGGACGTAGAACAATAACACGCCAGCCCGGCGTTAGTGTTATACCCGTTATCCTGTGTAACAAGCTCCAATTTTTGCATGATTACATCAATTATTTTTTGTTTTTTTGTTAGCATAAAATCTCCTTTTTACCTCGTAGCACACTCCAAAATATGAAGACCGAATTTAGGCATAATGCAACTACGATATACACTCTGTTTGTTTTTTATGGCAGTGCCTCGTAAATCAATGCCTTTTTGCTCCCGGTGTTCTCGGGTCGTGAACCGCCCAATTTTGCTGGTTTCAGTCGAGGTTTTTTCAACAGCAAAATTAGTCCAGAGGTTATGGCGACCGATTTTAAAATCGGCCGCTATTAACGGTGCATAATATGGCACCACGTTTTCTACAATCCATTTCAGCCCCTTACAAAAATGTTTTAAAAATATGATCTCCTGATATAGGGACATGTCAGGATAAACAGGTGGAAATCCCTGAGCCAATAAAACGGGTCGCATCCTGCTATGGCTCGGACATGGCGGGGAAGACCAGATAAAGTCAAATTCGCCGGAATGCAACAATAAAAAATCATGGGCATCGCCCGTTATCACATCGTCACGGGGAAAACGGGTTTTATAAAACTTGGCAATCTCCGTGTCTATTTCTACGGCTGTGATGTCATGTTTATCACCCCACAGGGTACGATTACCGCCCGCACCCGCATACAAATTTAAAATTTTGATTTTTTCAACCTCCTTTTAGAACCAACCTGCTGGCATTAATATTTTTTCCACAAAAAAATCACCGCCATTGTTTTGTGTCGGGCGTGGGTTATCAGACCGGACAAGCTCGCCTTTTCCCTTCCCAACTGTATCATATTCCGTTGGTCTGTAAAAATTGCGCTCATGGTGGGCGAGATAAGTCCGGTCAATTCTAATGTCTGACCGACCCGCCGGAGTTGGGCCTTCACTCGGATCGAGAGCTGGCATGATGTGCATATAATTATTTTTCAGGTCGTCCGTCAACAGGTCAGAGTAACGAGTTAATTCTAAATCATTAATAGTCTCAATGCCCATGACCACCATTTTTGTCTCGTGAAAATCCGCACATCTATTCCACCCCGGCTCGTATGGCGGGAAGAGCGGGTAGTGCCAATTCCGCCTTTTTGAGTAATAGCAATCCATCATGTTCTCGAGTAAATTTTCTTCATTGTCATTCGTAACCTGCCAAAAAAGCTGGGTGGTTTCAAACCTATCCGGTGGCGGAGTGAAATGGTGAAACGGATAATATTGTCCTGAATACATTAGCTGATGCTCTTTATATGGTAACAAACAATGTATCCGCTCCGCATCGGTATTTAAAGTCCGCCCGGTCGTCAAGGCGTTCATAATTTTTAAATCCATTAATTGATCCGACTGGTGGAAATCATCTTGTTTTTCTGGAAATCCGAGGACTTCGTTCGTCCCAATGCCTTTCGCCGAATATGCGATGCCAACGTCCTTCCACACCCCGACTTCATCACGATATTTTTTAGCTGGATATTTCATCTCCAAAGCCGTCATTCCAAAATCAAAATCATAATCGAGAATTCGGACGTCTCTTTTTGTTGTGTTGTAATCTCGATCAAAAACAGTTCCTGTTGTCAGGCCATTCGTTATGTCATCTATTGTTAATGTTTTGCAGATAGTCTCGACTCTGGTATATTTAGTTGACCCCATGTTGGTTTCTGTAATGCATTCATCAAAACATCCGTTGCTAAAATCATACGGAGGATAGTAACCCCACCAGTTATCAGGCTGGCGGGAAGATGTACTTCTTTCCAACTCATAATCCCCACCGTCAAAATCATTAACATTGAATAAACCCACACGGACGCTCTCTATTCGGACGCGCCCGCCTTCGTACGGGTATGCGTTGTCAGAGGAGCCGCCAACTAAAACTTCCTTCTCCGCCCCGCTCTCGGTTGTTATCGTTACCGGGTGCGGGCTTAAATCAACTCTATCTAATAACGGGCCTGGAGTGAACTGGTGGACTTCGTCACCATACAATTTTAGATTTGGGTCCAACTCCCCAACCGTGTCAATATTGGAGCGCAATGAATATGGGAAATTTTGCCACTCAGCCGGTGGATCGAACTCATTCGGTTTCGGCGGGTCGCTAATGTACTCTGTTATGTAGGGTGGATGCTCTTCTCCGTCAACAAGCCCGCCTTTGACATAATAAAATCCTGAGTAAACGCCACCGCCCATTCCGCTGGTATGCCAATATGTTTTAAATTGCGGTGGTAATAACATATCTATATGCCGCTGGACCATTCCAAAACGAAATTTTTCAGGAACCACATCCCAGCGGGTGTCATCTTCAGGCTCGTAGATTTTGTAATAGCTAAAACCACGGGACAAAAAATTGCCTTCCTCCCACGATTTGGGAAATGTAGGGCCTACAGCCATCGCCTCTGGGTTGCGTTGCGCCCGGACATGCAATTCTAACGGGATAGTAGTATCCCACTCGGTGAGGTCAAATATGCCGCCGCATCCAGACCAGCCGTCACCCACGCTCCCCACACTATTGACATACACATAAATAGTCCGTGTCGTCTGCCAAGCGCCTGATTTATCAACAAATCTGAAATAAAAACCCCAGCCGCCGCGCCTTAATATGTTACCATCGATCGTGGGCCGTAAATAAAATTTTAAATCACACGGGCGGGGCTCTTGTTTAAAACCTATAACCACCGGAGCCGCCCAGTTTTGACCGTTAAATTTTATCAAAACATCGTCCCCAACCTCAAAAACAAGGTGGTTACACTCCATATATTCAAACGGAACCCCACTCAGGGTTTCGGTCTGGTTTATATTGAGACCGTCCCCATAACTCTCCGCCGCATATAAATTTAATCCGCAATTGTTGTTGTCTCTATCAATGTCGGTTATTTGGCCATACCTATACAACGGCTTGAATTTTTGCCACCCTGGAGTTATGCAGTTGTTTAAAAGCCAGCTCCAATCAGGCACAGTAAAAACCGGCATTAATTGCCCGTCTCTATTTTTATCATAATCGGCGCCGCCCTCGTGTCCGGGGAGAATGTTTAGAAATCCCCAATCACCGCCACGCCGCTTGAATTCCCCTGGCGGTTCAGCAGTGCCGACCTCACCGCTCAAAACAACGGAATAATCGGCACACCACGCTATTAGTTCGGTATCTTCAGGCATCAACAACTCCAGCCGCTGTTTGCCATATTCGGCGGCCTTTAACCCCGCTCCCGCTACGATCTTGTCTTTACCCTCGAGTGTGGGAATAATCGCTTGCAGTTGCACAATTCGCTCTTCTATTGCAGAAAATTGGCTATCATACTCCCACCGGGAATAATTTATGCGGACGGTATATCTCCCCTCCCCGTGGCTCTCTATTATTTCTGCCTTACCCATAATTATACACCACAATACGGGAACGGTGCTGCAAATCCCATTTAGTCTCCTACTGTTATCATTTTACGGTTCGGAGTTATATCATAACGGCACCGGTTAAACCGATACAGAGTGTAATCATTTTGTATTTTGTTATTATACACCGGATGCAAAATGTAATCAAAAACCCCAGACGGGAGAATGAAATTATTACTCCCATCCCATTGGTTTGTAGTTTGTGAAGACACCCACCCAGTAATATTTGTAACCACCGGGGCAGGCGGTGAATTTTGCAAAAAACGGACTTGTGCCTGGAGCGTGAGAGCCTCATTTTTAGCACCACGGCTCAAAGACACCGCCGTAATCATCGAGCTAAAGACACAATCAACCGGCTCCTGTGTCTCAACACCGTCTGCGTCAATAGATGTTGTTTGTTTAATCATCAGGGTATTTAGGCCAGGTGTTAAATCAGGAGCGATAGTAAGGTCGGTTGCCACCTGGATAGCAACGGAGCAGGTATCCCAATTTTGATATTCCTCAATCCAAACAACCTGGGACGAAATAGAAATTAATCTCGCCGGGATTTCGTACCATAAAACCGAGTTAAAATCAGTATAAACATTGTTTTGAGCATCATAAGCAGACCATGTTCCGCCGCCTATGTATGCCCTGTAAAAATCAACTTCAGTTGGTAAAAAACTATCTTGATCTACCGCCCTTGTTTTTTGTTCATAAACCTGGAAATAAACTATTCCATCGTCCGTCATTTTTTTTATGAACCCATTATAAACCCCTGATGGCATTGATAAAACTGTGATAGTTCCCGCTTCCATTAGCCCCCGCAAAAAGCGAACATCACTATAACCCAAATCAAGGGACAATTTGAAAATATGTCCGCCAGCGGTCCACCCATTTTTGGTTAGTTTATACCGACCGTCAAAAAGGGCCGTGCCTTGTATAATCGGACCCGGAAGCTCTAAATCAGACCCGTCCAGCAAGGTTTTTGTAATCGTTCCGCCGGTTGCCTCTGTCGCTATTTGAATTAACATTTTGTCTTTTCCAACTCAAAATTACAGTTGCTTACAACGGCAAGATGATCTGGGATGTTTTGATGCATCATTAGAGACAATCCCATAGCTCTGTGGCTAACCTGTAACGCCCATTTAGACTCCAGCATTTCGAGTGCCGCCGTCCTGAAATCGAACGCATGAAGAGCCGCCCACATTTTTTTAAACCCCATGAGACCGGACACTCCTAAATTAAACGCCATGTTGTATAAAACGCAAACCCGGTGAGGCGAGAGCGGAAGCGCCTTTTTGAAATTATCAGTTTTACCTAAGTCGGTTTTTATTTTAACAAAATCAACGAGCAGGAGATCGTAAGCATTTTTCAAACTAATCTTTTCTACATTTATATTTTTTGTTATTTTATGATACACAGCCAATCCGTCTCCTGTTAAGCTGTGTCCATACCCGATAGTTAGAACACCCGCAGGGCACAGATACGGCTCAAGGCTCAAACCCTCATCCCTCATTATCATTAACAATGATTGGTAGTCAATATAACCCATTATCTAAACCCTCCCCATGACATTTTTTTTATAAAGGTGTTGCAAAAGCAAGTATCACATTCTCCCGCTTCAAAATTGACGCAAACAACCTCCGCCACGGCACCATGAGCAGAGTTTGTAATGTCTATTTCATATTCTCCGGCGGCGCCTACGGATGTCCACACTTCGTTGTAAAAGCTATCGGTGTACACCACGGATACACAAATATACCCGCCAGGGTATGTGTATCCGTCATAATCTATTTCAATTTTTAGACTATCGGCGGCAAAAATAAAATCGGGTTTAATCCAGTTTGTAAAATAACCGCAATCACCTTCGCTTCCGCAGAGCCAGCCGGTGCTAGTATAAAAATACGTCACCCAGTCATACTCATTTCCAAACTCTGAAAAACTGGCGATGCTCCAGCCATCAGTAGGCGTAAATGATACGGTCCAGTCTGCCAATAACGGATAATATTCCTCTGATATTTTTTTCTCAACATGAAAAACAATCTTGTATTTACCAGACAACACAGGGCATGCCACGGACTCGATTAACCCCTGAAAAATGCCCTCTGGTAGAAAAATCCATTGGTATCGGCTCTTCGTTTTCAATTCATCAAGGATGTTTTTTTGGTCAGGGGAGAGTTCCATCACAATGCTAAACCTCCGCCCGCCGTGGGAAAATCCTAAATTTTGGAGTGAGTACCCGCCATCACAGGTGGGAACAGGTGGCCACGCACTTGTGTAGGCTATCTCCTCGGCGGGGCCTTTGCGCTGGGCAGTTAAAAGCTCTCCGTCCAGACGTGCTGAAATATTACCGAATGTGTCAGAAATAATAGAGTCCATATATCCGATTAGGGGCGAAACGGTATGCTCCCAGTCAGAAATTTGTATCAATGTGTTGATTCGTTCTTTCATTTAGATACCTAGTAGTTGGTTTAGGCCCTCTGCACTAGCTTTAATCCGCGCAGTTTTAACAACGGCCAATAAAATAGCTTCGGCGTGTGGACGGATATCATCAGCGGTAACCTTGATTTCAAACTCCCCATCCACCAAACGTTCCGCCTTCAGGTTCTCGGTCTTAATTGTCGCTTCCAGCATCTGTTTTTGCAGTTCAAACATTTCTTTTCTCATGGACATTTCGTCCCTGAGTACGGAGTCGAGTTTGTATTGCTCCAATTGGTTTAAATCCCCGCCAGCCTTTAATGACAATGTTTTATTGATAACATCGCCCGTGGATTTAAACGCATCTGAAACCATTTTCGCCTGCGCGACCATTTTTTTTGTAGAAGACTCGATTCGCGCCATCTTGATTTTAGCGTCAAATTCCAACATCGCCTGCATTGTATCCGACTGATGTTTCATTTTGGCGAGTTGTAAATCTGTTTCTAATTTTAATTTTATAGTCTGATCTTTGGGAACCGCCTTTTTAATCTCGGCCTTGCCTTTGGCCATATCCTCTGCGTTGACCCTGATACCAATATTTGTATATCGTTTTTCACCCGTGGGGAGTTGCTGTTCGATGTACACAGCCGCTGGCCCGACTTCGGTTGTGTCAACCTCTATCTTGACTGGTTTGGGTTCGCTGGTGGCGGTAGATAGTGTATCAATTTCAGTCGCCGCTACCTGAGCGTCAAGGACAAAATCCTTCAGGCTCTTATCGGTTTCGTCAATAGCATCGCCGCTTAAATCGTCTATATTTTCGTTTAATTCTTTCGTTTTTGCCACCGGTGCCGATAGGGACATATTCATTTTTTTTATGGCATCATCTATATCGGCGAACTGATCTTGCTGATCCTGTTTTATAGCGTCATTCATGCCTTCAATGGATTTTTTGAATCCGTCAGTTTTTGAGCTGACCATATCCATTGCAATCCCTAACCCTGGGATCACGGTCCCTACTGTATTGCGGAGCGTCCCAAAATTATCTACTATTAACTCGAATGTACCCACCACAAACGAAGCGAGACTGTCAAAAACAATCTGTAAACCGTTCACAACCAACCGGATACCGCCGACAACGATAGCTACTGTGCTACCCATGTCGGTCCCCGCCTGTTGCATAGTAAAAAAGACCGCAGCCACCTTAACCCCTAAACCCATAATCAATTGGGCGGAAGCGAGAATATTTCCGAACGCTTTTTGTGTATCCGAGTCTAAATTTTTTATTTGTATTATGCCCTGGTAGATACTCTCAAAAAACGGTTTGAATGATTGCACCATCCCAGCCACTACATTTGTTACGCCTGTTGCAATGTCGACCACGGTTTGGATAGCAGAGGTTAAGCCCGTGATGGTTGTTAAATCCACGCCGTCAAACGTTTTGCCAATCTCCTCGCCTAATGAAGAAAAAGCACCCATCAGCTCGTCAAAATTGACATTGGCGAACGCTTCAGGAATTATTTCTGCTATTGCAGATAAATTGTCAGCCAGCCCATCACCAAAGGCGACTATTTCCCTAAAAATGGGATCAAAAGTATCCGAAGAGACCATTGTCTGCAAGGCGGAACCGATTTCACCCGTGGATTTGAGGAGTTCGGTTGCAACGGGTGCAAATTTACCGCCAATGAGCAGGAGAAAGTTGTTAAAACTGACCCCAACTCGGTCAACCTGTTTTTCCATGTCCCGCATTCTGATGCCATACTCTCTAAACATATTTCCGGATGCTCTGGTCGTTTCGTCTAGTATTTTTATTTGTGCTGTTTGATTGGCGAGGGTGGTCAACAATTTAGCAGATTGCTTTATCCCGCCTATTTTCATTGCAACCTCAGCCTTTTCGCTATCTGCTAAATCCCTAAACGCTCCTGAAACCTCCTTTAACAAAACAGAACCGTTTTTTAGTTCACCGTTATGTTCCCTCTGGGACAAGCCGAGTTGCTTGAATCCTTCTTTTACCGGAGCGGTATCGCTAATCATCCGTTGCAACAACGCATTCCACGCCGTCCCCGCTATTTGCCCATTCTGAAAAACCTCGATGGTTGGTGTCATATATGAAACCAGCTCTTTGTAACTCAAACCTGCGATTCTCCCGCTCGCCGATGCACGGGCCATCGCTTCGCTCAGCATGCCAACGGAAGTAGCGTTATTGTTAGCCACGAAAGACAGCGTATCCCCTATTTCCGTGGCTTCAGACGCTTCTAGATTATATCCCTTCATTATTTTGATGAGTGAACTCGTTGCCATGCCCATGTCAAATTCGGCTTCCCCTGCGGCGGTAAAAAACTTGACCGAATCATCAGTTAATTGGTTTAACTCTCCCAATTCAAACCCCGCCCGTTTCCATTCCGTGGCCGTGTCAATCAGTATTGATGAGGAGACCCCTGTAGCATTAGACATTTTGATCATGCTATTACCTAAAGCATCCGCCTCCGGACCTGCCGTCCCTAAAACTTTCGCCAGTCCGGTGGTTGCGGTCTGAAACTCTGAAAATTTATAGAGAGCATAAACCCCAGCCGCCGTGCCAACTGCAATCAAGGCGGCTTCCGCTTTTAGTGCTGTCGCCCCCATACTCGCCAACGGTGCCGCAAGCGATTTAGTAGCACCCTCTAATTGTCCCAGATTTTTGGTAGCCGAACGAATGGCCGTAGAAGTCCGATCTTGGCCCTGGAAAACTATCCTGATCTGCTGTTCTAGTGCTGATGCCATGTCAAATAACCCCTACTCATTTAATGCTCCGTAGTGTAGTGACCACAATTCAGTCTCCAGAGATGTGACCCTATCAAACGGCAACAAATGTTGGAAATGTTGATACAAAAAGCCGCCTTGCAAATGACAAATATTTAAGGCGTTTCTGATTTCGGAGCGACCCCAGAGGAGGAGGGCTTTTTTTTTACTTCCGCTCCTTCCCCGCATAAGCCAAAAATTTTGTTAGTGACGGCGGTAAAATCCATCGGAAAATTTTTTGCAAACTTTTTGGCGAATTCATGATCCACTTTTGGTTCCGCAACCCCGTAAACGAATAAATTTAGGTTTAAAACAAAATCATCTGGCAGGGTTTTATCATCAGCAACAAAATCGCTAATAGCAGAAACCATCTCGCCTGGAGCGGTGGATGCCTTCGCAAGATTTCCGATTAGTTCCAAAATATTCCGGTTTCTGCCTACGGCTTCCTGACATTTATACCATTCCGCCGAGGTTAAATTTTTCAACGTAAACCCCGCGAGAGCACCATCAGTGAAAAAATGTTTCAACTTCGGGAGCGGACAAAAAACCTTCCGCTCCGTAAATTTTGTAGTCATAAATAATGTTGTGTCCATTAGGCTATAATCCTTTCGCTTCTGCGTTCGGAGACAAGGTTAACGCTTGTCTCGGTGATGTCTTTCGCCGGATATGTAGTGTCTTCGTCTGCATAACCCTGGGTCAAAATATATTGGTCGCTGTTACGATCATCGTAGTACTCAAAATATAGGTTTTGGCCCATTCGGAAATAAATATTATCGCCGAGATTGTTAGGCAGGAATTTGAAACTCCCGGCGTTTAGTGTTGTGCTCCGGCTACCCTTCGTGCCGGTATAAGTCTCTTTCGAATTCAAAGACGAACTTTCCAACGAGCCCTTAAAATCGTAGGCATCCTGAAGTTCGATCATTGACGGTGTATAAAATTGAGCGTAAGTTTTTTTAGGCAAATTGCCAGTATGGATTTTGGGTAAATTTTGCGCAAAGTCAACGCCAGCATAGGTTAAGGCGCCCTCTTCTACCCTGTACGGGACAATAGAGACTGACGGATTATTACCCATTTCCTTGTGCGGGCCAGGTGTCATGAAAATCTCATCCGATGTGATCGCCGCAGAAACGGAACTACTCAAACGCACTTGGGCAAACATGACCGAATCAACCGGAATGTATGGTGGGCCGCCTGCCGCACCAATCGTCTCTGAAAATGAGGATGCCGCTCCTGTCCCAACTACTACCGCCACAGCGCCAGCCGCTGTGATTGTCAGGGCATTGATAATATATTGCGTGGACGCTCCGCCACCACGGGTTATGGGCTCATCTGTACCGGCACTAACTGCTACGCCCTCGACCCCGTTTAGGTTTAGTGTCAGGGCCTTATAGTCAACAACATCATCAGACCCGCTCACAGGCTCAAAAACTCGCCCGCCCGTCAAAATTCCATTGGCAACAATCACAGGTTTATAGTCCCCGTTCATACACCACCGCTCCGCCACGGAGTTGAAACTCTGTTGATCCCCCGAATCAGTTAGCTCTGCCATCCCAGCGATGGTCTCCCCGGCTTGATACCGTAACATTTTATCCGACATTTTTTTTCTCCTTTATGAATTATTTCTTAAAATTTCATCCTCAACAACCGCCCTCAATTTCGTCATAAATATATCCCCGGCATCAGCAGTAATCTCGGGGAAATGGCGTGCGTAAATATCTTCTATTCTCGGTCCGCTCAAAAACAAAACAGGTAGCCGGTGGGGATATTTTCTGTTAGGTCTCACAGGCTTTGGCAGATGGTCCCGCCGATATCTCCGCATAAAAACATTTTTAGTACCGCTCCCAGCAGGTTTAGCCAAAAAACCGCCTTTGATGACCTTTCTACCACCCGATTTTTTTATCTTAACTCTAACACCAGACAAAACCTGTACCGGGCTAAAATTGGAGAGCGGCAACGGTTTACCGGTGGCGGACAAAGAAGCTTCTGTGTCCCGCCGTGCTGTGGCTTTAACCATTTTAAAATCACGCTTAATCCGTTTAGCGGGACTACTGTTAGGTGGTTTAATTGCTAACTCCTCCCCAATTTTTTTAACAGTTTTTGTCTGGACACTCAGCATTGTACGGTTTATGGCCCTTGCCATTAATTTTTGAGAGTTTGAAAATCGACTCAGGAGAGCTTCAATCTCGTGCATATCAACATCAGACAAATTAATCTCTAATCCCCTGTTTACCATTATGGCACCACCGGTAGAACCCAAACCTCAATTTTTAGCCAATCCGCCTGTTCGACAGAAACGATTTCAAAAAGCCCGCGCCCTGCAATCGCAAATGTATCGCCTGGCACAGGATTGGGAGGATCGTTAATGTCCAACGGATTTTCAGGAGCTATAGTAATCAAATCCGCTGGCCGGTAAGTAATTTTTGTTCTTTTTTCCCACGTCTCAGTTTCGTACCCAGAAATTTGATAGTCAATATCACGCTCCAGCCAAACCCGCAATGGGTACGACCCGCCAGGCGGGGTCGAGGTTGTGAATATTGCGTCAACACCCCACATGCTGAGATGTGTTGCAAACACGTCAACTATTAAATTTTCCGCCACGGTTAAAGGCATCGGCTACTCTATTGTATCGTAATCAACAACAACTCTAAACTGACCAGCAGTTAAATCAGCCACAGCAATTGTAACAATTAAACCAGAAGCCGCTGTTGTCCGGAGCATCGTAGATGCCGTTCCGTCTGGGATGCCATCTAATAGGCTACCGGCGGTCAGGCTGGCTATTGCTGTTGCCGCCCTCGTATCGCCTGCGGCAACAATGCCGAGGGCAACAGTCGCCGACCCTGCCGATGTTAATGTAGTTATAACATCAATATAGACATGGCGGATTATGGAACCCACAGGTATCGCAACGGGTAGATTGACTGTTCCAACCGCTCCGCCATTAACTGCAAAATCATACTCAAACCAAGCCTGAGTTTGTTTTGGTTCTAAAGGTGCTGTTTTCATTTTTTTCTCCCCCTTCTATTAAAAAATATTGTTTCACGTGAAACATTTTTATGCCCCTGGATTTTTGTAAATAGGTAACCAATCCCAACATTTTGACCCCAGGTGCATGGATACCCTCCACTCCATCCCGTCAACATCCCAGCCTGATTTTTGTTCGACTTTGGGAGTTGAAACCCCGTCCAAAAATGCAATTTCAATCGGTTTACCATCACACAAAAACCACGCATCACCTGTTAGTTTGCGGCTGTATGTAATAGTGTCAAAATATCCCTTCAGATAGTTATCTCGGGTGGTATCCGCCGCTGAGTCTGCAAAATGGGTCGAGGTTAGTAACGGCGCAATTGTCCCGAATAAAGTTTTTGGAGCGATAATTTGATTAGGGTTGATGTCAATCTCGGCATTGTCGCTAATGTCCGTCTGCCCGCCCATTGCTTCAATTCCAGCCGTGAGTGTAGAAAGGCTTGGCGGGGCGGCATCCGCTCCTGTAGCTAAGTTCCCGTGGGAAGCGTGGAATAAAGGCACTCCGTCTCCCATAACAGGATTGTTCACCAATGGAGCGTATCCTATAGTATTGATTAGCCGTGCAAACATATTGCCAATTTTGACGGATGTATCGGTCAAAGCCCGTAAAGAGTCATTTTTCATAGCCTGGAACGTAAACGGAATTATTTCCCCGAATGAGGAGATATAAAGCTCCTCTTTGCCATCAGATAACGAAATCCGCTTATAAGGCACGCCTTCTTTAACCTCCCTCGGCTCGGGGAAGGCACTCAAACGAATTCCCGTTTGGGTTAAAAAGTTCGAAACCGTTCCTTTGGTACAAAAATTCCAGCAGTTTGGCTCTCGCTCCTGATATGTTTTTAGCATTGTTTTATTAGCAACATTTGCAAAAAGAGCCGGGAAATCATCAGTGGACATAGCCCGTTTGACAAAGTTACCGCCAACCGACTGATTGGTACTCCGTAGTTTTTCTCGGCACAATTCCTGCAGGGAAAAACCCCTTAAATCAGTTGCCCCAGGAACTGGTTTTTTGATGTCGACCCCAGCCCGTAGCAGAAGGCCATCTCGTGCCGCCCGTGTGAATTTATCAGAGGAATCCTCGCCGTGAGTTATGACATCCACCCCGTGGAAATCAAGGCCGCTCGGTGTGCGGTCAAAAATTTTGTCGACCTGAAGGCGAACTTGGTCAACTGAACTGCCATCATCTATAGCCGCCGCCCTGAGTCTCGAATATGGTTCAGAACCGTCTCCGTATTTGTCAATCAATGAGTTGATCCCCACAATCCTTAGCCGCTCATCGTTAGCCGCCCGCTCAACCCGCTCGGGATCAAGGGCACTTCTATTGCGCATGAATTCTAATTCTGTTGCGTCATCTGCATCCACCGGTAACCCCTCGCCCTCCATCCATTGGCGAACCATTGTTTTTTTGTCATCTTTTTTGTCTGACATAACTCCTCCTCCACCTGTTAAAAATGTTTGCATTGTCCGGCGAATTTTTGCCGACTCATCCGCTCCAATAGGTGCCATTGACAACTCACGTAATATCCATTTTGTGTGGACAATCGCCGGTCCTGTATACGACACACCATTTATAATATCTGTTTTGCCAGCGGGGACTGGGGTCCGCTCGATGTAGTTAAGCCCGACTGAAAAATCAGTAGCGTGTCCATCTTTGTATTTGGAAAATTCCATCTCCGCCGTTTTGTCAAAATGCACGGTTGCTAACAGCTCGTTGTTTTCCACCCTCAAATTGCGGGCGGAACCCCTGATTGAACCTATACCCTCCCGCCTATGGGTATCTAACAGCGGAACCTGCCTGTCGGCTGGCAACTGGACACCAGACATCTGTAAATACTCATGCCAACCATTGACGGCAACCCCGTCCTCGGTCGCCGCCACCACTTCTATTGTCCGGTTATCGCCTTCTACCGTTTTTGTAATTTCTGCCGCTCTGTAAATCATCATTTTGAAGCTCCTATTTTTTTCTCAATTTCGTTGGGTGCTGTATTCATTGAGACATCTGGGTGACCCAGCACAATCCCTTTTTTGTCGCGCATGTCCTCCGCCTCCCTGATCTCCTCATAAATGTCTTCCAACTCAATTCCCCGCGCCGCCGTTATCCGTTGCGGAGACATTAATCCGTTTGCAATGTTTTCAGCGGCTGCTTTAGCTTCCCGGAGTGGGTCAATCGGAGCCATCCCCGGAGGTTGCCATTTAGCCGCTCTATACAAATATGGATTGTCAAAATAATTAGGTAAATATAACCGCCCATGTAAAACAGCATCGTCCAGAAACCAATTAAACAATGGCTGGTATTGGTGACGGATAAGTCGTGCCCATTTCACCCGCAGGGCATGCTCATGGTCATTCCGTTTGGCTCTTAAAACGGTATAATTAAGCCCAGAATAGTCCTCTGTTAGTAACTCATATGGGGTGTCAGTAGCTAAGGCGAACAGTTGATTTAATAGTTTTGCAAACGCATGAAAATTGTCTCCTGGGCGGTTCGGTGAAGATAGGTTTACCGTCTCCCCGTGGTTAATATACTCTATGATCCCATTCTGTAACTCCTCAATCCTATCCCCGTCGGCGTTTTTCCCAAATCCCATTTGTGCACGGAGAGGATCGGATTTTGTAATAAAAGCCAACCACTTGGATGCCATCGCGCTTCCGTCCAGCTCGTTGCCTAGCAACTCGTGAAATGACCGAGCCATTAAAACGCCCGCAACATAAGGCGATATCCCCCGCAGTTGCCCTGGCCGGAGTGGCTGGAACCCGTGTAAAACCCGATCGGCTTTGACCGCAACCGATTTTGAAATATCGTAATCGCTCCAGCCAGCGGGTGAGGAGAAATGATAATACATAGGCCGGCCTGTGTTTTTATCAAATTCTATCCCCTGGTCGAGGGCGGTATCCGAGGTCTTTGACCCCGTACTAAACCCCTCGTCCAGCCAGTCAGGCTCAACAGACCTAATAGCTAAGGGCGTGATCCGTCCGTGAGCGGGGAGATAGTCTTTAACTAAAATAAACTCCCCACACTCTAAAAATTGCCGCTCCGTCAGGGCGACCATCTCGTGTAAATGGAGTTTGCCTGAAATATCGCACTCATCAGACCACCAACGAAAAGCATCCTCAATTTTGGTACAAATATTTTTATCTTTTTTACCCGTGAGCGGATCCTTGACATTACTACTGAAATGGATTCCGTCACCAACTGCAAACTCAACACCTTTGTTGACAGCCCTGTTAAATTGCGGCATATCACGGCTCAATTGGCGGACACGGGCGTTAACGGCTCGCCTACTGGTACGTAGAATGTCATTGATGCCTTGTTCTGTAGGATGCCACGCCCCTGTCATCCGTGTATCACGGGCGGCGGCATAATCTCGCCTAACACTCCGGTCTGGCCACATAGAACGGAGTTTTGATAAAAATGACATTATGTACTCCTCTGATTGACGGCCAAGGTGCGTCTTGCCATACCGGGGCTGGTCTCATCAGCCGCCATCTGTGCCGCCCATTGGATATGCTCCTGAATTAATTTTAAACTTTGGAATGTGATTTGTTTATTCCCGTTTAATGACTGGGATACAAACGGGGGTCCGTCTGATAAAGCGTCTAACAATTTGCTGTGATATATTTTCCACGTCAAAAACGCCATATGGTAACCTCCTAATTATTACTATAATATTGGTTATGGTTGTTGTCAAGTCTTTTTTTTTAAAAAAAAACTTAATGTTTCACGTGAAACAATTTTTTGATGGCATAACAAACGAAGGACACGAGTTTGAGCGACTCGTGTCCTTCGCACAACGGAAGCCCGGGACGAACCGGGGAGAGGAATATTATGATTAATCCTAAATTAACACACCTAATAACCCATGTCAAGTTTTTTTTAGTGCATCGGCATAATTATTTGTTTAAAACCATCTGCTACAATGCAAAACGAACTTTTGGCATTAGTAAAACAAAACGTGATACATTGATCGTGCAACCGTGTCAAACATCTGATAAATAGTGAGGGGTTAAAATAGGTTGTAATGCTCGGTGTAATGTTTGGTGGGTCACAACCAAAATCAAAATCAGGGTCCCATAACTCCATACTCTCCGCCGAATCTCCCAACTCGAGGTTGCTGGTTGTGATGGTAAGCGTGTTTTTTTTGAGGGTAAATTGGATTTTTGAATCGGCCAATATAGACATTCGTTTTAAAATCGCTAAAAATTTCAAACGATTGATTTCGACTTCGTACACAAAATTCATGTTTAGTATTGGTTCAACCTCGGGGTAATCCCCGGTCAACAAACGCACAGTAACCGTCTCCGAACCAAAACGCACTATGAGGTGATTGTCCATAAATCCAAACTCGAGGTGTTCCCGGTCTTGTCTCATGCTCGTGAGTTTTTCAATGACTGCAAGCCCGCCAATGGGTATCAATGACGGCTGAAATGGTTGCCCGCCATTCCATCCGACCGGGATCTTAACCTCGGATAGAGTGTTGCCGTCTGTAGCTAATACCCGGATCATAGTATATGGAGTGTTAACCGCTTCGAGCCGAGCGGAGAGACAATAATTCCTTTTTTCGCCTGCATGCGGTTTTATCGCCGTGGCGAGGTTGAGCATCCATTTTAGCCTGTCCGCTCCTATATGCACAAAATTGACACAGTTGGGCCGCACATGGTCGGGAAAATCATCAATATCCATATCCAGCAGAGTGTGTGATGTTCGTCCGGCGCCGATCTTAACCCCAGCCCGGCGGCCTTTGATCCGCTCAATTGGTACAAAATCGTCAGGGAACAAGGCCACTATCTCCAATAATTTTGTTGATTTTAGTACCGCAGTCCCCGTGGTTTGGACATCCGATAGGCAAATAGCCCTGTAAGACGTCTCTAAATTTGTTGCGGTAATAATAATATGGTCGGTATGCGCCGTTATCATAATGCCCGCTTGACGCGTGGTTAGTGATTGAGCCTGTTTTAAAAAAAAACAAAACTCTGCTTTGTCAACTATAAATTTCATCTTTCTGCTCCTCATTATCTGTTTTATTTGTTTATCTATACACATATGGTGAATACCTTTGGCACGATTTTTAGAAAGCCATTTTTTAAAATAAGAGCCTTATCAAGT